ACCGGGGCCTCCATGCCGCCGGCGCGGATGGTCCACGTGAGCGCCTCGCGCTGCACCGGGCCCCCGGCGGCATAAGCCGGGAGCGCCCCGGCGGGGATCCGCCCGGCATTGAGCGCGGCGAACAGCGACTCACCATAACGGCGCACCGCATCTGCGCGGATGACGTACTCTCCGGCGGAGAGCAGGGCGGGGATACTGTCCGACGTGCTGGTGCCCGGCCCGCTGATGCGGCCAGAGAGTCGGCGGAAGGCCCCCACCAGCCCGCCCGCGGCGTGCTGTTCCACCCGTCGGATATAGATGGTGTGTACGGACGACGTATGCCGCCCGTTGAGCTCGTCCAGTGCGGCCCGGACCTTGGCGGCATTGTCCCTGACCTCGTGCACACTGGCAGTGGGCTCGGAGATCCGCGCCCGCATGGCCGCCACCTGCTCCTCCGCCTCCGAGAGGTCAATAGAGAGTTGCATCACCGCGTTGCGGGAGGAAATAAGCTCTTGGAGGGCCTCAATATCTGCCATGGCCTTGGCGGTCTCTGCCTCGATGGTGATGGAGAGCCCCTGCCCGGCATCGGCGCGCATCTGTCGGATGGACGAGTCGAGAGCGTCGAGGGCCTGCTGCTGTGTCTGCGCCGCAGCCTGGGCGGCGGCGGCCGCCTCGGCGTGCGCACGCTTGGCCGCTTCGAGGGCCTGCTGCTGGAGGGCGGCGGCAGCTGTCGCCCGGGCGATGGCCGTCTCCACGGCCTGCTGCTGGGTCACAACGACGCGCCCGTTCTCCTCGATGGCCCCCGTCACCCGGCTGGCGAGATCAAAGGCCGCCCGTGCGGCCTCTTCGGCTGCGTCCACCTGCCCGGCGGCAAGGGCCGCCCGCCCGCGGGCCATGGCCTCGTCAATCTGCGCGAGCTGGTCGGCGTATGCCTGCGAGGCGGTCATCGTGAGGCGGCGCATCTCGCGGATGCGCTCCTCGGCGGTGAGCTGCGCCTGCCGCTTGCGGTCCTCCAGCTCCATGACCGCCTGTGTGTGCTGCCGGTGCATGTCTGTCAGCGCATCGATGTGGCGGCGGTAGGCGCCCTGGAGCTCGGCCAGCAGAGCGCGCTTGCGCTCCGCCGAGTCTGCGTCGATCTGGGCGATGCGCACGGCGCGCTCGCGCTCGGTGTCAACCGCCACGGCGGCGGCCCTGCGGCTAATGTCGGCAGAGGCGTCGATGATCCCGGCCCGCTGCTCCACTGCCCGGCGGAGGACATCGAGCTCCCGGTCCGCGCCCTCGGCAGCGATGCGCACGATCTCGGCGTAGGCGGCGACGCGGCCACGGAGCTTGTCCTCCACTGCGGCGCGCTCTGCGGCCACGGTGCGCTGCACTGCCGCCACGTCAGCGTCAGCGGCCTCCTTCGCGGCAGCCTCCATCCGGCTGTATGCAGAGACGGCGGCGGAGACCGAGTCGCCCATGGCCTTGCGGGAGCTCGCAATCTGCTCATCGAGCCGCTGGATGGCCGCGGACACGGCCTCCCGGATACGGGTGGCCTGGCGCTCCAGTGACGATACCTCCGCCTCCATGATGTCGTGCTCGGTGCGCACGGCCTCACGGATGGCCGACGGCAGCTTGTCCCACAGGGCCACGAGAGCGGTGACCGCCGCTGTCACGGCGAGAACCGCTGGATGCGACGCGGCAAAGGACAGGGCGGCAACCCTGGCTGCGGCGATGGCGGCAGCGACGGTGCGCCACGCGGCAGCGAGCCCGCCCACAGACGCCACCCACAAGCTGGTGGCGGCGATCAGAGCCCCACCAAAAAGCGGTGCGGCCCGCTCGGCAACCCACTCCAGACCCTTAGCCACGCCGACGAGCACGGCACGCAGGACGGTGGATTGCGACACGAGCATGGTGACTGTGTTCGCGAGGCGGGCCCATGCGTCCCCGACGGTAGGCGGCAGCCCGGCGGCAAAGTCCTTGCGGATCGTGCCCATAAGAGACGTGATCCGCAGCAGGGCGTCCGCGGTGAGCTCGCCGGCGGAGCTCATCTCTCGCAGCCGCCCGCGGGTAACCCCGAGGGCTTGGGCCAGGTAGTCCAGCACCTTGCCGCCGGACTCTGCGATGGCCCGGAACTCCTCGCCCTGCAGCCGCCCGGAGTCGAGCGCCTGCCCAAGCTGAAGCATGACCGACCCTGTCTCTGCGGCAGTCGCCCCAGATAGCCGGAGAGCCTTAGTCACCGCCTCGGTGAACTCGATGGTCTGCTGCTGCGTTGCGCCGAGGCGGGCAAGCGAACGCGAGAATCGCGTGTATGCCTCCCCCACCTCTTGGAGCGGCGCCGCCGTCTCTTGCGCTACCCGATATATCTCTTGGATTGCAGAGCTGGCCGCGATCGCGCCGCCCTCTGTTAGCGAGAGCCTGGCTCCGAGTCGGGCCATGCTGTCGGAGAGGCTCACGACATACTGCGCGGCCGTAGTGGCCCATTGGGATAGCTGAATGCCCAGCAGGGCCTGCACGGACTTGGAGAGTCTGCGCATTGACCATGCGGCCCCGTCTGATGCCGTCGCCGCCCGCCGGACCTCCTCGTTTGCCGCCCGCTGGGCGCGCGTCGCCTCTTCGGCGGCCTTGGCCCTGGCCTTGGTGGCAGCCGTCACGCTCCGCTCGGACGAGGTGGCGACAGCCCCGGCACCCTGGACGGTCTTGGCAAGGTCGAGAAGTCGCCGCTTGGCATCGTCTGAGTCAGCGGCGATGCGGATCTCTAGGGTTGTCTGCCTGGGCACCAGCTAACTCCGCGTAAAAATTGCGAAAGGCTCTTTCCTCCGCCTGTGCTCCTCTGATGATGAGGGCGAGGTCTGCAAGGGCCTTGCGCTGCCGGGCGCTCGCCGCCCGGAGGAGCGGGTAGACCGCGCACACGGGGAGAGAGAGCACGTCTGCGAGGCCGTACCCGGCGGCCACCAGGGCGTCGACTACCTCGGGCCACCCGTCGCCCTCTCCACCGCCTCGGCGGCTGTCGTCAGCGCCGGGGCCACCCGGCGGGCGAAAAAATCCGCGTTGACCTCCACCACCGCGCCCGCCAGCGTGATAAGCTCGTCAATCTCAAGCTCGCCAACCCACTCCTCGGGGCGGCCCGTTGCCACCGCAACGCCGGAGATGATGGCCTCTATCCAGCGTCCGACGTCCTCGCTTGCGGCCTGCGCCAACGCCGCTGTTGGATTGGCGGAGCTGGCGATGGCCGGGATGGCGGTGGCGATGGGCGCCAATGCACGCGCCATGGCCGGGAGGTCGCGGACCCGCAACGGGGAGACCTCAATGGCCTCCCCTGCGACGGTGATCTTGCGTGGAGTTGGCGCGATGCGCTCTAGGTCGCCCATAGTGCCTCCACTACGCTACGAGAGCATCATCACGCGCCCAAACATCCCAAACGCCGGGTCGCTGGCCTTGGTCGGGTCTGCGAGCGCGGAGCCCTCAAATTCCAGGCGGCCCAGGTCGTCCTGGATCATCGCCAGGTCTTTGATGGGGTCAAACTGCACCCGGTAGAGCTCGATGAGCACCGGGGCGTTGCTCTGGGCCGTGTTGACGCCGCGCAACCTGAGCTTGCGTGCAGGCGGATTGGTGAGGAACATCACCAAATTCTTCGCCGCGCCGTAAGCGTAGTCCACCTTCCACGGCATAGTGGTCCCGGTGGTATCCAGCACCTTGATGGCGCCGAAGGTGGCGTCCAGCTCATAACTTGCCGCGGGGACAGTGGCGTCCGACCCGTCCTTGATCACCACAGTGGAGACGCCCATTGGGTTTGCCAGCGGGTAGATCTTGCCAGCCTGCACTGTGCCCAGTTCCTCGGCGGTCACGGTGCCCGCCGCGCGCGTGGCCGGCGTGCCGTAGAGGCCGAGGGCCAGGTTGTCGAGGCTGAAGCCTTCCAGCGTCATCTTGACGCCGGCCTTCTTGGCCTTGGTGAGGCGCAGGTCAGTCATGCGCTGGCCGCTCCAGCTCTCGGTGTGTTCGATTGTCTCCACCGCGAGCTCAATACTGAGGTTCGGGCAGTTGCCGACCTCGTATTCTTCGATGGCGTTTTCTCCGGCCGTTCCAAGGGTGACGACGCCCTGAAACGAGAAATACTGCGTATCGATTGCCATGATCTACTCCTTCCGCGGTGTGCGGGCGGGCTTTTTGTCTTGGTGGACTGGCTGCGCCACCCCGATACTGATAAGCCATTGGGCGGCGGCGTCTGGGATCTCAATGCGGTCGCCGGGCTTATGGAGCACCCCGGCGTGCGTGTGGTGTCGGATCAGCCTGACGGTCACGGTTCCCTCTCTATAACTTGTGCGGCCTCAAAGGCCAGCGGCCACAACAGCGTCCCGGCGGCATATTCCGGCCGAGGGGCGGCCGTTGGCATCATTGGCTGCCACTCTGGCGAGGGCTGCCAGCCCAGCAGCCGCGCAAACGCCGCCCTGACGATGTTGGCTGCGTCGGCACGGACCGCGTCGCCCTCTCTCACCCTGGAGGCGCTCGCTACAGCTACCACCACTAGCCACCGCACCGCCACGCGGGCGCGGGCGCTGGCAGCGTCCAACACTCGGTAGCCATCGGGCGCGACGAATATGGCCGGCAGCCGCCGCCCGGCCACGCTGTCCAACGAGAGCTCGGCCATGCTGTGCACGCCGGCAACGCCGGCGATGCCGGTCAGTCGCTGTCGGATGAGGGCCTCGGCCTCAAACATCAGTACGCCTCCATGTCCGCGAAGATTGGCGCACGCCCCGACTTGGCGGCGGCGAGGCCCTCCGGCTTGGGCGTCCCTGCGGACAGTGCGCCGAGGCGCACGGCGCCGCTGGCAATCTGCTCCAGCATACGCCGGGCGTCCTCGTACCGTGCGCGGACCTCCTCGGAGGCCATGTCTGCCCACAGGCGATACCGTGCAATATCACATGCCACCCGCACAAGCACCTGGGGGGTCGATGTGAGCGGGAGGGTGTACCGCCCGCCGAGGTAGGCATCCACCTCGGCGTCGGCGTCGGCAAGGGCGCGGGCGAGCACGTCGTCTGCGACCAGTCCGGTGCCCAGTCGGTCGGTGAGCTGTGCAAGCTCCTCTGCGCCGTAGCGCGCCTCCATTTCCTCCCTGGTCGCATACGGCATGGGTTATTCTCCCTCTGTCGCCGGAGAGACGGACAGCATCGGGTCGGAGCGCAAGGCGTCCGCCTGCCAGCCCTCCACCTCGATGGTGACAGGCGTCCGGCAGAACGGCCCCAGCCCCGCCCGATAGCGAGAGACAACCTGCGGGGGTGCTGTCTGGGACAGCGACACCACCACCCGCTCACGTGTCTGGCTCGGTCGCCGTGCCATGGCTTAGGCCACCCACGGGGAGACGATCACTTCGACCGCCTTGTAGTTGGGGTTGCTTGCGCCGCCGGTGGTCAGCTGCGCCTCGATCAGCGCCATGGCATCGGCGCGCAAGCTGGGCGGCACCACCAGGGTGGTGGGCTTGATGCCGAGCGGCCGGCCGCCGTCGGCCTTGGCCTGCATCATCGCCGCCACCGCGGCGTTGAAGTTGCTCGCATCCAGCGCGGCCTTGCTCTTGTAGGCCAGCTGCCAGAAGCCGAAGCCCGCGTTGCAGCGGTAGCGCACGCCGTAGCGGTAGGTGTCGCTGGTGAACACCACTTCGTCGTTTGTCGCCGTCATGGCTTGCAGCTCCGGCGTGGTGCGCTCCTGGAAGATGAGCGGCTTGAGCGCGCGGCTGGTGTCCAGCAGATACCAGGCCGGGCCGGGCGAGGCGCCGCCGTTGTCATAGTTGGAGACCAGGGTCGCTGTGCCGGTGCCGTCCACGTTGGGATAGACCGGGTGGTCGGTGTCGAAGAAGTTTTGTCCATCATAACAAAGGGTTGTCTCGCCCACGGCCAGCAGGCCGAACACCAGCTCGTCGGCGTGCGCCTTGGCAGCGCGCCCCATCTCGGCAAACAGCGGCGTGTAGACGCCGACGTTGTCGTCCTCGATGTCGACGCGGCGGACGGCGACCGTTCCCTCGTACAACTTATTCTGAATCTGGTATCCCTGCGCGGCCATGTCCTTGACCACGCGGTCGCCCACCCACTCGCGCAACTTGGGGAACTGGTTGAGCCAGCCATAGGTGTTGGACGTGTTGGAGCTTGGGACGCGGGTGGCGACCTTCTCCCAGTCGGTGGGGGTCTGGGCGAGCGCGTCTTGGAATGCCTTAGAAAAGCCTGTGCGCAGGGAGGTAATCAGTGCGGGGGTAATAATAGCCATGGGCTACTCCTTGACGATGGTTTTTTTGTGGGCGGCGAAGCCCGCCTCGCTCATGCCCAGAAGCGCGCAGGCGATGCGGTCTTCTTCGGTGAGCTGGTCGGCGGGCGTCGAGGCGTGCGCCACGCGCTCGCTCTCTGGCGACAGGATGACAGGGGCCTTGTCGGCCCAAGATGCAAAGCCCTCTGGGTCTTTGCTCGCGTAAGAAAGCGCCCAGTCCTTCATCGCCGGGGCGAGCTTGCCTGCGCGCATGGCGGCGGTCACCGCGGCCTCGGCCTTCTCGGCAGTGATCTCGGCCTGGAGTTTCGCCAGTTCCTCGGCCACGGCCTGATGCTGGCTCATGGGCACCCATTCGGCGGGGTCAGGTGTACGGGTTGCCGCATCACGCAACTGTTTCGCGTGCGCGACGATGGTCTCGATGTCGGCGCTTGGGTCGATGCCAAGCGCCTCGGCCAACGGCGTCAAATCCATCGGGTCCTCCTGTCGGGCAGCCGCCCGAAGGTATAGGTTAGGCATGTGCGTCAGCCCCGCGCCTTCCAGCGCCACGACGCGCCCTTGCTTGTCGTGGCGGAAGACGGGGGAGAGGTACCTGTATTCTTTGGCCGCTAGGTGCTGCCGCGCAGTCGGCGTCCATGAGACGCGAGCCCATAAGCCGTCGTCACGCGCCTCCAGGTCCTGTATCCACCCGGCGGCGGGCACTGGCCCGGCCTTATCCCCGGCGGACAGGCTCTGGTGCTCGTAGTCCACAGGGAGGTCGGCGCCGTGCGCGCGGAAAGCGTCGAGCACGGCCTGCACGTCCAGCCTGTACGGCCCGCGTCCATCGCGGCCCCAGAACGTCCCGGCTGGGATGAGGTGCACCCACTCGGAGACGTCGTCTGCCTCGACGTCTGGGGCGATCACTTGATAGTCCTGCATGGCTGTGTCGTACTCCATTATTGGGCGCTGAGTCAATCTGCCTCTAGCCATTCAGCCAGGACGTCCAAGACGGCGCTGCGGTCGTCGGTGCCTAGCCACTGGCCGTCCTGGCTGACGGGCAGGAACGGGCGTGCGGGGATATAGGTGCGGCGCCCGCCTGTCGTGATAGCCCCGCCGAACTGGTGGATGGCGGCGTAGTCCCTCGACGAGCCAACCGCCACCCAGTCTGGGCCAGAGGTGTAGTGGATGCGGCGGAGCTGCTGCGTCTCGCCGATGAGCGGCTTTTTCGATGCGGCGCGCGCCGCGCCTCGCTTAGTGAGGCGGCCATCGCGCCTGAAGCTACCCCGGAAGCGTGAGAGGTAGGCGAGGATGGTGGCCGGGGCGTTTGGCTTCCATGACGAGCCGTCTGGTGCCGTGGAGGTCTCGAATCGCCTGCGAGCGCGGTACATGAGCTCCTGGCCGATGTCGTGCATCACTGGGGAGAGGTCCTGCACTCGCTTGTTGAGGCGGTCGAGCGCGTCGCGCAAGTCCTTGTCGTTGATGGTTATCTCGATCATGGGGCGGCCTCTCGCCTCAATAGATGCGGCAGAGTTTGCCAGTGCTGTCGTGTGTCGGATAGTGCCCGGGTTCGGGCAAAAGCGCCTTCAATTCCTCTGGCAGGTCGATATAAGGGTGGCCGACATACAGATAGACGGCAAAGTCCCGCGGGCTCGCAAGCGGATGCTCTATCCTGGCGGAGATTGCGCTCCACGGCGCGCTCATCCACCCGCGAGAATCTGGATCTCGCCCTTGTTGCTCGCGCTCCCACGCTGCGATCCTGCGCAGCCAGACCTCGGCGCCGGGACCGGTGATGGTGTGGCGGTCGAAGTCCACGCTAATCGACGTGTCGATGCCGTCATTGACGAGGCGGAGCGATAGTGTCTGCATAGTTATGGACGATAGCGCAGCAGCGCGCCAATGGCAAGGTGCAGCAGGTCGCGGTCTCTATGCATCATCTCGGTTAGCATGGCGTTCGCCATTTCGTCCTCCCCGAGGATCGCCTGGTATGTCATCGCGAGGACCTCCCGTGCTTCTCCATGAGCATCCGCGGAATACTCGGAAGATAGATATTCACGCCCGAAATACCAATGGATGTAGTTGTCCTTGCGTGCGTATTCGCGGCTGCCGTGCTCGACAAGCGGGTCTGACGCCGTGCGCAAGCGATGCAATCGCTGAAACATCCGATCGAGGCCAGGCAGCCTGCTCTGTAGAAAGTGGCAGAACTCGTGCTCGGCGGTCGATGATCCGTCTGTTGTGAGCTCATACGTTGCGAGCGAAAAGGACCCTCTGCCATTCGCGATGTTGACCGTCGCGCGCACCTGCCGCATGCGGGCCACCCAGTCCGCGGGCAGCTTTGCCGCCACTCGCGCCGCGATGCGCCGCATCTTTGTGGTCTGGCGCGCGGCTTTCGTCTCCTGGGACGGCGCGACGCTGAGCTTCCCTCCAAACTGGCGCGTCTTGCGGATCGAGTCGAGCAGGTGTCGCCGAAAAATCTCGGGGAACCCGCGACTAATAGCCTCGCTCAGCGGCCTTCCGCGCAACGAGATCACCGGCACCAGCTCCCGGTCGTCTGGCAGCACCGTCTCAAGCAGGCCATCAAGCGCGGCGCGGCCGGCCTCTTTGAGGTTGGAGATTGCCCTGTCGAGCACATCGTCGGCGTCGATGTTGGCGGCGCGTGCCATGTCGTCGGCGAGCCTGCCCGGCAGATGTATCAGCTTGCGCTCGATGGCCTGCACGACGTCCGACGTCCCGCCCGGCATGTAGTCCCACCCCTCATCCACACCCGGCAGCCGCCCCTTGGCGTCGCGCACGTCCCAGCCTTCTGGCGGTGCGGTATAGCCTGGCTTGCCGCCCAGCCGGGCCGCGCCCTCGGCGGATCGCGCCCCCACCACGTAGCACGAGCACCCCCACGCCGACGGCGGGTAGTGGGTGCGCCAGAACGGATGGTCTGGCGGGAGCGTGAGCCCGTCCCAGGCGAGGTGCTGCGGCCTTGGGTCGAGGCTGCCACCATGGCGGTACACCCACAGCGGGTATCCGGCGGCGCGCAACTGGGCGAGCCGTCCTGCGGCATAGCTGGTGGATAGATTGGTGCGGTAGATGACGCGAGTGCGCCATGCGTATCCTGGGCCGCCTGGCGCGTCTGGCGTCTCGCGGTCGTCGCCGGTCCAGCCCTGCCACCCATGGCGGCGGACAATCTCGCTGAAGCGGGTGCGGAAGGCGTCTAGGCTCTCGCCATCGGCAATGGCCTTGTCCACCGCGGCGGCAAGATCGGCGAGCAGGTCGACTTTGGCCGCGCCCGCCACCATAAAGGCGCGGTCGTGCGCCGAGCGCATGATGTCGCGCCATGTCGCCGTGGGGACCAGGTTGCCGAGCTTGCCGCGGAAGAATGCGACCTGCTCGTCGAACGGGCGGCGCAAGACGGCGGCGATGTCAGGCGTGGCGGGCATAGTGGCGCTCCCAGTCGTCGCGGCAGGCCGCATCGCACCAACGCAGCTGCTCGGTTAGCGGCTCGCCGCACCATAGGCACCGGCCTGTCGGGGATGGCCCCGCAGGGTAGCGCACCCGCAGAACCGCCTCCAGCTCGATGCGGATGACCTCGTCGGCCAGGTCTGCGATGTCCATCAGTCCGACTCCTCCAGAACCATGCTGCGCCCGGCCAGATCCGCCGCGGCAAAGCCCATCGCCATCACCTCGGTCAGCTGGTCGTCTGGGAGGTCGCTGAAGGCCGCCAGCAGCGCATCGCGCAGAGCGGGCAGGCTGTCCGCCTGCTCCACGATCTGCCGCACCCGGTCCATGATGGCCGTCCATGCGGCCTCGGCCTCTATCTCCAGGCGGTCGGCCTGCAGCGTCGGGATGTCCGGCGCGCCCTGCGCGTGCGCCGCGCAGCCGCAGCGCGTCGTATGCAATGCGTGCACGGCCTGTGCCGCTGGCGCATCCTGCGGCAAGGCAGGCGCCCCCAGCACCGGCTCGCCCTCGGCCGCCTCCGGGATGCCGAACCGCTCCCGCACCCACCACTGCGGGATGGGCATGCCGGCCTGGGAGAGCTTGACCACCTGGTCGGCCAGCGCCGCCATATCCTCCGGCTCCTCCACGCACAGCGTAAGGATCGGCAGCGGCGCATCGTCGCCCAGGTTGAGCCGCACGATGGGGGCGATGAGGTCGCGCGCAAGCGTGGCGGCCAGCGCCCGCGCGTCGGCGCGCAGGATGTCGGCGCGCACCTCTGCGTGCACCCTGGCCTGCGCGAGGCTGCCCGACGAGCCGTCGTCCGTGGTCATGGTCTGGCCGAGCACGGCCTTGCTCACCTGCCGGTCGAGGTAGTCGATGAG